TTAATATAGGTATCTACCAAATATTGACGATCAATATCAAGACGGTCAAAATTTTGTTCCAACCAGATAACCAGCGGACGATATTTCTTTTTGTATTCAGTAACAATAAAATCTTTGTAACATTGTATATCTTGTTTTAGCAGTGTGTTAACTGTGGCAAAATCAATTTCTAACAGATGAGTTTTGGACCAGCGGGTGTTCATCTTAGTAAGATATGCTGTGGTGCTGGCCCACTCGGGTGCAATCTTTTTTAGATGTTGTGCCAGCATCCGTTTAGCCACCCCTGCCACTGCTTCGTCACGATTTAATAATAGATACATGTTACCATCCCATGATAACATCATTTCGAACTTGTTCAACTATGCGGGCGCCCCAACTTTGTAGTAGTGCTACTGTTTCGCCGTTGTCAGTAATGCCGGTGTCCTTGTGAAATTTTTGTTCAACCACAATCACAGGACGATATTCCTTTAGGCAATTTTCACCACCACGCACAATGTTAAATTCATACCCTTCACAGTCAAGTTTTACATAATCAAATTTGGACAAATTTAAATCATCCAAGGTTTGCATTTTAATTTTGCCTTGCCCAAAGCTGGCCGGGTCCACATGACTATGCCCAGTATTTTCAGGAGTAATTATCATGTCGATCATGCTGGCTTCTGCTCCTAACGCACAGTCATAAATCTTTAAATTTGTAGTAGGAACATTTTTTACTAAGCACTCTCTAAAATCAGCCACAGGTTCTATGGCAATGACCCGTTGAAAGTATTGACACAAATCTCGAGTCCATAGGCCCACATTGGCACCTATGTCCAGAGCCACATCACGGTCTCGGCAATATTTGATACTGGCCCGGCGCACAGGTTCTTGATACACAGCCAGGCCACCCTTGTCAATATTTTTCGTCAGCATTTCAGCAAAATGTGTGTCTTGATCCGGAAACCACCAACGGTGTGCTTGGTACATGTGTTATCCCTTTGCCATTTCTTGCCAGTAGGGCACTGCATGATGGTGTGGTATTTCGTGTGCGCGACTTATGCCTTGTTGTTTTCTAGTGCCTTTGGCATGATCCATGTAAAGCCCCAATGCACTATGAATAAACGGGTGACCAGCACCCTTTTTATTGGAGTCAGGATTTAGATTGCAAAACTTGTTATTGCCTTGATAGCGGCGGCGAACCTGGTCCCATACATAACTATCGTGCCACTCGGCCAATTTAAAAATGTCATCAGTGTTGTACATACCAGCAAAATCATTAATAAAATTCCTAGTTGCAGGATGATCCAAATTGTAAGCCACCCAGCCACACTCACTATGATATTTTTCGCCACGACCCAAATAGCTGATCATAGCATCAGACGGACATACAGTGGGCAACCAGTCAATGGGCACAGGTCCGTGAGTATGTGTGTCGGCATCCAGCCAAATCATCCACCCAGAACTGAGTTGACCGGCACACAGAGCAACGGAATATACTTTATAAGCAAATCTCACGGCATTCCAGCGAAATGTTTTGCGTGGATCAAATACTTCTGGCGGTCCTGCTAGTCCGTGCGCCAGAGGGTTATTTCTGTGTCGTTCAATAAATGCCCGTAAATTTGAACCAACAGCCAATAAATCATACACGCGAGTGTTGGATCTAGTAGTTTTTGGTTGACAATTTTCAGCGCAAACAACCAAATCTACTTCTGCCGGCCACAAAGACTCAAATGTGTCAATCATGCGTTGACCATATTGTTTTAGACCTTCTTCGTTAAACGTGGTAATTACTGTGTACATAATGAAATATTTATAATGATTAAAACACTAGCTTACTTTCCTGCCCAGTGTGCGCAAAACAGCCGTCCAGTCATGGCCGCTGTATTAGACTGTGTACAAGCCCGAGGCATTGTCACGCAGGAAAATTCAATGACTGCAGATGCCGCTGTAATTTGGTCGGTATTATGGCACGGCCGAATGAAGAATAATAAAAAGATATATGACCATTACCGAGCACAAGGTCGTCCGGTGATCGTTATAGATGTAGGTGCCTTGTATCGTGGGCATACCTGGAAGATCGCTGTAAATAATATCACAGCTGAGGGCTATTACGGACATACAGAAAATTTAAACTGGGATCGCCCCAGTAAACTAGGTATCAGTTTGGCGGTAACTGCATTCCACCGACCCGAAATACTAATAGCAGCGCAACACCAGCACAGTTTACAAGTAGCAGATCTCCCTAGTATAGAAGCTTGGATATATAAACAAATTATTGATTTACAAGCAGTGACTGATCGACCTATTCGAGTAAGACCCCATCCCAGATCTACGTTAAATTTAAAATTACTGCCCAGTAATATTGTGCTAGAAGAACCCAACTATCTGGCCAATACCTACGACAGCTTTGATCTGCACTTTGATTGTCATGCTGTGGTCAACTATAATTCGGGCCCTGGCATACAGGCCGCAATTTCTGGAACTAGACCCATGGTCAATAGTTCTAGCCTGGCCTGGCCAGTGGCTATAAGTATACAAGATATAGAAAACCCTTATACACAAGATCGTGACCAATGGCTAGTTGAAATTTGTCATACAGAATATACAATAGATGAAATATCTCAAGGAATATGGCTAAAAAGAATCGCATCAGCCCTGTAGCACAACCCTTAACTGGGCCTATTGACTGTGCCTGTGTAATACACAGTGATGCCTATACCTGGGAGTATGTCGACCGGCTTTATAGTATGTTGAGTCGACACATTACACCTGGTATAAGGTTGCACGTTTATACCGAAGAGCATAGGTCGGTTCCGGAACCATACATCAAACATGCATTACTAAATTGGGGAATCTCGGGACCAAAAAAATCATGGTGGTACAAAATGCAGTTGTTTAATGCAGAATATCATCATGGTCCCTTGTTGTATTTTGATTTGGACACTGTGATTGTTGATAATTTGGATTGGTTATGGAATTTGCCGTTAACTTATTTTTGGGCAGTGCGAGATTTTAAACACCTATGGAAACCCACAAACTATGGTGTAAATTCCAGCGTCATGTGGTGGAATACTGATAGCTATAATTACATTTGGCAAAATTTTAAAGCTCAAGAGTTGAGTCGAATACTAAGTAAATATCATGGTGATCAAGATTATATCTCGGAAGCTATACCTACCGCCGAGCGCCGTTTTCTTGATGTTGAACGGATTAAAAGCTGGCGGTGGCAGTGCCTAGATGGCGGATATAATTTTGCTCAAAAACGGCATTTACTGCCTAATACAGGTACTACCTTGCTGAACCCTACAAGTGTGCTGGTATTTCATGGTAGGCCCAAGCCAGATAAAATTGCAGATTCAGTGGTAGTTCAACACTGGAAATAAGAAATTATTTTAGGAAAATATGACAACTAGAACCGTTTTATTTCGGGGGCAAGGATATAGTTCTCCTTGTCAAGGTTGTGAGTTGATCCCTTGCACTATCACAGCTACAGTTGATGGAAATGTAGTGTTTTCTGGCGCGATTCCGACCCTAGAATCTAGTGAATTTTTCCAAGCCCCGACTAATCAGATAATTTTGTTCACTTGTCAAATTCCATTGGTCACTACCGGAGATGATTACACCTTGCCAGTAAGTTTAGCTATTACCGGTGATCATGTTTATTTGGGGCAAATCGAAGCAGATTATTGCTATAACACTACTAATTCAAGTTATCATTATGCAACTAATAATGTAGATAGCGGAGTTACTGCGATTGGTCCCATTTACAATTATGGCGATGCAAGATGCAATGTAGTGATCACCAATGCTGCATATTCATCTCCGCCCCCACCCGACCCACGTCCATCTGATGAAGTAGGCACATGGCACCGAGAAATAAAAACAGTTCCTGGACAAATTTCTACTATGAGTTTTGATATGAATATATCCCCCGGGGTAGAATAAGTTATATAACATAATTCAATCAACAAATGATAAATAATTGCAGGAGATCATAATTATGGCAGAGAATAGAACTATTCAGTTTGTGGGACAAGGATACGGTGCAGATCCAGTAAGCATAACTGCTAGTATCAATAGCACCCAAATATACTCAGGAACAATACCCACAATTGCTGGGCCAACCGACGGATGGCCAGTTGTACCTCCAGCCGAACAGGTAATTTTGTTTAGTATTGATAATTCTGCGGCGTTGAATACCGACTTTGCTGGTAGCTTACCCATGACAATAGTAGTATCAGGAGGAAACGGCGTTCTTTTTGGAGAAATCAACTTAAACTACTATCTAGGTAATGTTTTGGTAGATCCTAATGCTGGAACCGTAAATAATTTTTCTCAGAACTATGATGGTAATCCACCTAACAGTGATGGGTCCGGGGATCCAAGAAGCAGTGTTGCTGTAAACGGAACGCCCTGTTCAACAGTACGTCCACCTGACGGTTGCTGGAATTATTATGTTCCTACTGATAGCACATTCACATATAATTGGAATATTAGCATAGGCCAGATAGGTAATAATGTAGGTTCCACGACTTCTTATACAGGACCATACACCACAACTGCACCAAGCTAATTATTTTCAATTAGGTCACTTAAAAGCCCTATTAAATAGGGCTTTTTTATGGTTGACCAAAAACTCCATTTCGTATATAATTGTAGTAGAAATATTACAATGAACCTTCGGAAAGGAAGCAAACATGAAACAACAATTAAAAGCAGTAGGAATGGTATTAGGTATGTTAGCAATGTCGATATCGGTAGTAGTACTTGTTAGGTTAGCACTTGCTAACATTGGAACAGCCACATTACCATATGTAGTTGGTGCAGGAATTTTAGGAATCGTACTGTACTCCTTGTACAGTATTTGCCTGGCTCAGATCAAATACGAAGATAAACTTAAAGAATTAAGTAAAAAATACTCGGTTGACTAGAAATACCCAATATAGTATAATAGTTGTATAGTTAATAAAAAGGAGCTAACCTTGACAACAGTAAAAATTAAGAATGGTATGTATCGTGGAACTAGTGTTGATAACATGACGTTTACACTTGTAAAATTTTTGCAGACAGGCGCCAAAGGCAATTTTGTCACTGTAAAAAGTGATGGATTCTTTGGTGAAAATGTTCCAGAGAACATTCGCGTCACAGTAAATTCAATCGAAGACATTGAAATTACTAGCGGTACTAAGTCTGCACATATACTTGAATTCAACACAGAAGCTATCAATCGTGACGCCGACGCACCGGCAGACTTTATCTTAAAAGAAACTGGCCCTATGGTAGAAACAGATGAGATGGTTATGAATCGTATCGAAGAACGGTTTGAAGTTCTGCAACAAATGACTCGCGCTACTATCTCAGGAGATGTCCGTGCTATGATTGTAGTTGGCCCTCCTGGAGTAGGCAAGAGCTACGGTGTTGAGTTTGAACTTGAAAAATCTGGCTTGTTTGACAAATTGTCAGGTAAAAAGATCAAGTACGAAGTTGTAAAAGGTGCAATGACTCCAATTGGATTGTATTGCACACTATACAAAAATTCAGACAAGAACAATGTTCTGGTGTTTGATGACTGTGATGCGGTATTCCAAGATGACTTATCATTAAACATTCTTAAGGCAGCACTGGACTCTGGTAAAAAGCGTAAGATTTGCTGGAATAGTGATAGCAGTATGTTGCGTCGCGAAGGTGTTCCAGATCAATTTGATTTTAAGGGCGGTGCCATCTTTATTACCAATTTGAAGTTTGATCATTTAAAGAGCAAGCGTATGCAAGATCACCTGGAAGCACTGCAATCACGCTGTCACTTCTTGGATCTCACACTTAACACCATGCGTGACAAGTTCTTACGTATTAAACAAATTTTCCGTCAAGGGCAGTTGTTTAACGATTATGAATTTACACCAGAACAAGGCGACGAAATCTTGGCATTTATGGATGAAAATAAGGATCGGTTGCGAGAAATGAGCCTACGTATGGCACTAAAATTGGCAGACTTGACCAAGGTATCTGGTATGAATTGGAAAGCACTTGCTCGTAGCAC